ACGCAGATGACAACAGCTGACTATAGCGGAGCTTATCTGAAAGATTTGTTGGTGTATGGCATAAAGTAAATTAAAACTTAATGTTTTGACGGTACAAAATATACTCCATACTGTGATGCACTGGTATTTACCTTGGTAATTACTTCATCTTTAACAACTGGAAAATATGCGTTTGTAAAAATACCGGCAGGGGCATAAACAGAATATGCAACAACATTTGCCATTATATTTAAAATGCTACTTGCTAACTGAACCGCTCCATTGAATGCATAAACTACAATATAGCCATTATCTGGAATTGTTTTTGGTGTTGATAAATCCAATTCTGATGCATTTGCTAAATCAGGCACCATTTGCTTCGATAAATCTGTATTTAATAGGGGAAATAAGTTGTGAAAATGTGGTAGAAATCACGAGATAATCACGAGAGCGGAGAAATTCGCTCTCTTGTTTTATAAAAAGCAAAGAAAGGAGACCAAATGAGTGAAGCAATCGTAGTAGCCGGAATATCACTTGCCGGCACACTATGCGGAACTTGGGGCGGTATTATGACCGCAAACCGATTAACCGCATACCGTATTGAACAGTTGGAACGAAAAGTAGAAAAGCACAACTCTGTCATTGAGAGAGTGTTTAAACTTGAGGAACGCGATGCGGTTTTGGATGAGCGAATCTCCAATATGGAAAAGGAGATAGAAAGGAGTAGTAATGAGTAACAAAATGTATGACATCTTAAAATGGGTTGCACAGATTTTACTTCCTGCGGTGGGTACGTTGTACTTCGCATTGGCTAGTATCTGGGGATTGCCTTATGCGGAGCAGATTGTCGGAACGATTACCGCAATCGATGCCTTCCTTGGTGCTTTGCTTGGTATCTCTTCGATGAAGTATAAGGGGGTAGAGTAATGTTTGGTATTGATGTAGCAAAATGGCAGGGAGTGATTGATTGGTCGAAAGTAAAGAAAGACTTTGCAATCCTAAAGGTCACTCGCCAGAATAACTCCGTTGAAGAATCTCTTGAGCGGAACTATAAGGGATGTGTTGCCAACAATATTCCTGTTGGTGTTTATCGTTATGTCTATGCAAAGTCAACCGCAGAAGCAAAAGCGGAAGCAAATGGCATCGTAAATGCTTGTAAGGGTAAGAACATTCCTTGCGGAGTATGGCTTGACATGGAAGATAAGAGCATTAAGACCATCGGAAAGCAGGCTTTGTCTAATGTTATTATCACGGAAGCGGAAATCTTAAAGTCCGCAGGATATGATGTTGGAATCTACTGTAATTTGGATTGGTACAAAAATGTGCTTGATTCAAAGAATTTAGCATATCCGTTTTGGATTGCTCGGTATCCAAAGCCCGACAATGGAACATATAATGAAAAATCAACCCTTTCTCCGAAGTCCTTTGCGGTTGCTTGGCAATACTCAAGCAAAGGAAAAGTTGATGGTATAAAAGGAAACGTTGATATGGATGTCCTTTTTGTCCCGATCGGAGAGGTTTTTGGGAAAAAGGTAGAAGAACCTTCCAAGGTTGATAATCCATATCCGGAACCAACCAAAACTCTTAACAAAGGAGCAAAAGGGGATTCGGTTCGTTGGGTTCAATACGAGCTTAAAAAACGTGGTTACGATTTAGGCAGATGCGGTATTGATGGAGATTATGGTTCTGCAACCGTTAAGGCGGTAAAAAAATTCCAAAGTGATTACTTTAAGAACAAAAAGGAAGTCGATGGAATTTGCGGACCAAAAACAATTAAGGCATTAAAGCAGAACTGATAAGTTTTCGGCTCTGCTTTTTGCAAGGGGATAGTCTTTACCGGCTATCCCTTATTTTTATTTATAGGAAGTTATTTTTAAGAATTATCCGCACTCTCATAACATGGTTGAAACCATGTAACGGAATTGTGTATAATACGAGAGGATTCTTTTCGGAAAGAGCATTTCCCTACTACCCATGGGATTTGCTCTTTTTGAATTTTAAAGGCGAATTTTACCTTTTTTGTGCAAATTCAGGGAAAATATTCTAAAATCTCCACTTTATTTTCAAGTCGTGATCTGGAAGAAGAGTAATGGATTCAATTAGCGAACCGATAAAGGCTCTTTGTGTTTCCAAATCTGTCTGTCGTATCTTTCCCAATTTGCCTTTGGCTTTTTCAAAGTCCTTTTGGCTCATTCTGTGGCTTTTATTCTTTAAGATGATAATTTCCTCGCGTAAACTGTCTTTTTGCCGATTTAGGGCATTTAAACGCGTTACAAGAGTATCTTGTGGGATTCCGTCAATTAGATATAAGTCCATGAGCTTTTCAATTTGCTTTTCGACTTTGGCAAGTTCCTTTTCCTTCGGCTTAATCAAATCCGGTTCTTCCGTTTTGATGTCCTCATATTCCAATTCTTCTAATACATTCCAGATTTCTTCTTCAAGGTCGGCTTTCCGCCATATTTTGTTGGTGCATCGTTTCGCCTTTGCCATTTTCCCATGGCTCATCCTCGTGTAGCACTCATAATATTCGTATCTATGTCCGTTTTTGTTGAATCCGTGGTAGCAAGCACGAGAGCCACAGGAGCATTGAAGGAATCCGGTCAAAAGATGTCTCTGTTTTAACGATGGGAAGTTCCGCTCCATATCCCTTTGTTTAATCAAATCTTGTACTCGGTCAAATTGTTCCGCGGAAATAATCGGATCGTGATTCCCTTGGTATACTTCGCCGGCATAATTGATACATCCCTTATAAGTGGCATTGGATAAGATAACTCTAATACGGTGTGGATTAGACAATTTAAAGCCGATTTCCGCCATTTTTTCATATATATGGCTATAAGAGTACCCTTCCTCAAATAAATTGTAGATTTGGACGATATAAGGGGCTTTTAATGGGTCTATCTCAAGTCGGTTTGTTCCTTTTTTGTAAATGTAACCATTTGGAACACCCGAACCGCCTCGCCATCTTCCTTTGTTGGCGGATGCGATTCTTCCCATCATCATTCGCTCGTTTATCTGCTGCCTTTCCAATTCTGCAAATGCTCCCATCATAGAAAGCATCAACTTTCCCACAGGGGTAGAAGTATCAAAGTTTTCCGTGATAGAGTTAAAATCCACGTTGTTTGCCTTAAAAACATCTTCGATAAGGTAAAGGATGTCTCTTTGGTTTCGGGATAATCGGTCGAGCTTATACACCAAAACCATGTCATAATTTGTCACGGATGCAATAAGCTTTTGAAGGGCAGGACGGTCTAAATTACTTCCGGAGTGTCCCGGATCAACGAAAAAGTCATAATTATCCCATCCGCGAGATTCACAATAGGCTTGAAGTCGTTTCTTTTGTTCTGGAATAGAGTTTCCCTTATCTACTTGGACTTGTAGAGAAACTCTAACATAAAGTGCTATTCTCATTTCTTTAATTCCTTTAATCTCTCAATATATGCCATCATTCTTTCCATTTGGCGAATCTTTGCCTCATCTGATAAGCCCAGAAGATAATCCACGGATACACCAAAGAAAAACGCAATAGCAACCGCATTGGAAAGAGAACAGTTTTCCGAACCTTTTTCATATTTGGATAGTTGACCTTTTGTCATTGGAACACCTGTTAATGTGCGAATCCCATTTGCGGTTTCTTCCAATGTGAGTGATTTTTGGCTTCTTAATTCTTTTAATCTCTCTGAAAACATAACCATTTCCTCCGCCATCATTATAAAATAAATTTTTTTGTTTTTAAATAAAAACTTTTTGTTGACAAGTTAGGAATTAAGGTTATAATGAAAGAGAAGTTTCGAAATAGAAACACAAAATCTTGTATGAAAGGAGAGTACGAATGGCAACATATGGAGATTTCAAAGCCTTCCTTGCGAAGAACGGTATCAAGAAGCAGGAAGTGGCAGAGTTATTAAACATTACTCCACAAACACTTTCGGTTAAGTTATCCGGGGAGCAGGAGTTCACAGTTCCGCAGATTCGCATCTTGTGTGACACTTATAAATTATCTGCGGATATTTTTTTGGCTTAAATGTTTCGATAACGCAACAGGAAGGACAGGGAAAATGAAACACAAAATAATTGCAATACTTCGGGATTCGGGATTTGAAGCGGACAAACTTTACACCGGAAGGGCATTGGTTGACATCGACTACACAATCCTTTTGGAAATGCACGGAGACAAAACCGCATCAATGCCACCTACCCACTCGGACAGATCGGAATGGTTACATACTCCGGCAATCCCAGAGGAAGAAGAAAACATCATCGCAACGGTGGAAAGGAAGCCACGCGACATATTCAGAAGGAGAGAAAATGATAATTCACGAAAGAGCAGATGGAGCGATTGTTTCTTCAATGGAAGGGGTTAAAGCTCCGGTCAAAGCATCAATGATTTTAAAAAGTACGGAAACATTTGCGGAAGTTTTGAGAAAGGAAGTGAGAAAGATTGAAAAAAATACTGTTAATCATTCCGTTTCTTCTGTTCGTTAGTCTACCTGTTAAGGCAGATGACGGAGATACTTGGATACCACAGAGCCAAATTGATTTATGCGAATCCTTGGGAGCGGAATATGGTATCTGCCCGGAACTACTTGAGGCAATTATCGAAAATGAATCAAGCGGAAAAATGGAAGCCACCAACGGAAGTTGTTATGGAATCTGCCAAATCAATGGTGCGGTATGGGGATATGACTACGACACCGAAGAGAAGCAGATAAGAAAGGCCTGCGAAATGCTAATCGGCTTTGATTGTGAAGTGGATGAGGCATTG